ACGGCCCGACCCCAAGCGGAGGAATCCTCGCCCTTCAGAGCGGGGAGGATGTCAAGGTGGCTGTGATTCCACCTGTACCCCTGCACGCCTGAACCCCACCGGATGGCTGCTGGGCGATGTCGCAAATCGGGAATCTTCCCTGGATCTATGCCCAGAACACCGTGAAGAAGTGCAGGAACTGATCGAGGGTGATCAGGATGGCTGAAGTGAACGGCAGGGAAGTAGATCTGCCGAAGGATGGCCGTTCATACCGGATCTGGGGCGTGGTGGAAGATCTGGTGCTGGATCGATACGAACGGATCCAGGATGAACGGATGCGTGATTCCTACTACCTGCTACGCGAATGGCTGGAACCCCTTCGGGAATCTGGCCGCATCCAGGATGCGGAATTCGATTATTTCGTGGAACAATACGAATACTACCGGGATGGGTTCTGGCCCCGCATCGAGAAAAAGCACGGAATCCGAAGGCCGGAAACGAAACCCCCCACGGTGGTGATCGAAAACGGTGAAGAACACACCGAGGCATGGATCCCAAAGGCATGGGAACGTGCCAGGGGCTTCCTGTTCGTGGAAAAATCGGGGATGGCCGCTGATCTATCCCCGCTGTCACATCACGGCTGGCTGATCGTAGCAGCCCAGGGTGAATCCACCCGAACCTTCCGGGAAGCGGTGGCGGGCGATGATACGGATCGCCCCGTGCTGGTGGTGACAGATGCAGATTTCTACGGTGGCGGGATCACCGAAAGTCTGCAGGGCCACAGTGACCGAACCGAACACCTGAACCTGGCCCAGAACCTGGAACACCGGGTGCGTGGGATCGGACTAACCCAGGATGATGCAGATGGACTGGATCTGCCTCGGGAACGAGATCCTACCCAGTCACCCGATAAGTGGCGAACCGAACTGAACGCACTGACAGTGCTGAAGGAACGGGAAAGCATCGAAACGCCGCTGCTGTCGTATGTGGTGGCGAAGATGCTGCATCTGGAAATCCCGATCACCCCGAAACCAGTTCCCGATCCTCGGGGCAGGGTGCGTGCTGCACTGGTTTCAGCACTGCAGGATGCGCTTTCTGAACAGATCGATGAAGCCGTGGAAGCGGTGCTGGAAGGCAGGGACATGGAAGAAGATCTGGATACCCTGGGGGAAGGCCCGCTGATGAACCTACGGGTGAACGCCGGGGAAACCAGGCTGCCGAAGAAGATCGAGGATACAGATAATACACATGACTGGAACGGTTCTGTCGAACCTAAAGCGACTGGTAAAGAATCGCCCCGGATGCAGAATCCAGGGTTCAGTGATCGATAAAACTGGCACGGGAAAGCAGATCGGATACCGTGCCATCCTGCAGGTGAATCCCGAAGATCGGGTGAAGTTCGTGCTTACGGGCTTCAGTTACCTGCCGGATGAACCGGAAACCATCGGGGTGATGAAGAAGATCCCCCGGATCGGTGACGGGGAATCGAGGCTGATCCTGGTGTATTTCGATGATCGGCCACTGAAGGAAGCGATGGTGTTCCACCCCCAGGCGTTCCTGGATCACGGTGAATCCGAGGCAAAAGAGGAAGAACGCCAGGCACGCGGTGAACGCTGGCTGAACCTACCGAGGGAATACGCCTGCAGCCTTCGGGGATACGCTGATGGCGAGGCTACCCCCAGGGTGGAACCGCCGGATCCCACCGGCCAGCAGGCTGCAGATCGGTATTTCGGTGGTGATGGGCATGTCTAACTACAGCGAACGGAAACTGCAGCAGGCGCTGCACCAGGCCGAATTCTACACCCAGAAAGCCCCCAGCAGCGGCCACGGTATTCTGGATCCGAAAACCGAGGAATACATCGATCAGGCCGACATCGTGGCTATCCGTGCTGATCCCCTGATTAGCCAGTATGAAGGCCACATCAGCCAGGTGCTGCTGATCGAGGAAAAACACGTTCAGCCAGCCACCTGCCAGATCCTCGATGAAGAACGGCAGATGCTGAAACGCATTGAGGAAATCACGGGTGGAACCGGCCTGATCGCTGTGAAGTGGAAGCACCAGCAGGGTGATCACGAATTCTTCCACATTCAGGATCTGATCGATACGGGGAAGCACTGGAAGATCACCGAGGAAACCAGCGGGATGGTGTTAGAAGATGTCATATCCTGAAATCGGTGGCATGGCGTTCATCACCGACATTCTGAAAGCAGCATACCTGATCATCACGATGCTGGTGGCAGCACTGCTGATCATCCTCGGGTGGCATACGCCAGATCCCCAGGGCTTCTTCATCGTGATGATCGGCGTGTGGGTTCTGATACTGATCGGCAGTATCAGCATCATTCTGGCCGCTTACGGGCTGGGGAAATGGCCGTAATCATGTCCACCACACCAGAACCGGATCTGATTCAGAACTGGAAGCACCGGATCGATGGCTGGGATCTGGCCGCATCCGAGGAACACCGCCAGGAAACGGAATCCGTGGTGCTGCTGAACGGGAAACCCACGGGCTTCCAGGATGTGAAAGAAGGCCCAGCCATCTACATCGGCAGGGAAAACAGCCATTACGGAATGGATCGATCCCGGCTGGCGAACCCACATCCGGTATCGGAACACGCCAGGAAGGACAGCCTGCTGAAATACACTGATACGCTGATCGAGGCTGTGCAGGAAGATGAAGGAATCCAGGATACGGTGCTTTCCTGCTACGGGAAGCCCATCGCCTGCTGGTGCCTTCCGAAACTGTGCCACGGCCATGTGATCAGTCTGTATCTGGTGTATCGCCTGCACGCCGGGATGGATCCCGAGGCTGCAGGCGAACAGATCAGATCGAGGATCCAGAAACGCATCGATCACCTACTGTCGAACGGTGAAGCGAACCCAGCGGATTACTACTAACGGATCAGGCATGAACGCAAAGAACCCCTTCGAAGTGGCAGATGAATCGTATGAACCGTGTGATCCCCACAGCCAGCCGAACACTGAACTGGTGGATTACATCAAAGAACCCGTGGATCAGTGGATCCTGGAAAACAGCACCATCGAGGCAGACATCTACCGAAAGGCCAGATCAGTGTGGGCTGAACTGGGCCAGCAGGCTGTTCCCGAGGGTGGCAGCATCGGTGGCCCCGACAGCCTGCAGGATTCCTACATCCGGCAGGTGCAGCCAGCGACAGTGAAGCGGTTCGCTGAACGGCTGCACCCCATGACGTTCGAAAGCGTGGGCCTGGCGATGATCCCGCTGGATCTACTGGCCCAGATCGAACAGGATCCCGTGATCATCGGCCAGATGTTCGGCGTTCCGAGGGAAGGGGGATACGTTCCCCTGCTGATCCTCGATACCACCATCCAGGGTGGTAAAGGCCGCTGTCTGAACCAGATGCACATGCTGTTCCACCTGGTGAACGACATCTTCAGCGATGAACCAGCCGAAGAAATCGAGGTGCTATTCTGATGTCCGAACTGCCAGGCGACGGGCTGCCCCCGGCCACGCCGGAACAGGAACAGTTCGATGATCGCCTGCAGGAACTAACCCAGAACATCCAGGAACAGGCGTTCCTGCTGGGCTATCGGAACGGATACCGGGAAGGTGAACTGGTGCAGGGCCTACTGGCGTGGGCCAGGAAGCGTTCGATGGAAGCCGACAGTTCCGAGGAACGCACCGCCTGGATGGATGTCGAACATCACCTGGCTTCGAACGGTGCGTTCATCCAGGAAGATGATGAAATCACGTTCCCGCCAGGGTTCACGGCCTACATCGGGGCAGCCGACAGCAGGCCATACGTGCAGGTGGCCGGTGATCGGATCCACATCCAGGATTTCGATTTAACCTGGAAGCCGAACGATCACGCCCAGTCGGTGGATGATTTCGAACCCCACCGCGAAGAAGCCACGCTGGAACTGGAATTCACCGTGGATCTGCCTCGGGATTCCGAACAGCGCGAAGCACTGCTGCAGTTCCTCGAAGGGCTACGGTGATCCTCGATGGGTAGACTGTTTCAGTGCGACTGGTGTGGTGCAGCCTACGATACCAGGGATGCAGTGGCCCTGGTGGACATCGAATTCGGTGGTGGAATAGATCGGAAGGTGTTCGGCTGCCCCGATCATCTGCCACCCGGACAGTTCCCCGCTGCCGATGGGGAACCGCTCCCCGACAGTGATCCAGTGATCACCCCCGAGGAAGCACAGACACTGGGTATTCATTCCGGTGATCAGTGATAGATAAACCAGCGTGATGATGCTTCAAGATACATGCCAACTACTACCAGGGTGTATCGTGTGGCGAACGATGTTACCATACCCACGCGACTGAACGGGGGTGATCGAGACTCTAACGCCAGGATCCACTTCGGCTGTCGGAACGCGGGAAGGTATCGATACGTCGAACCCACGGCGAACGCCCAGCGGGATCAGTGTCTGATCCCCACGGGAACGGCCTGCCTGGGCAGGTGCGGAAACGCATCTGGTTGTAGGGCCTATCACGTAGGGGAATCCGAGGCAGCCAGGGTGTTCCTGGCCATGCCCCGGCTTCCGAACGCACACGGTGATCTGCATGGGTTCTGATTCTGAAGCCGAACAAGCCACCGGCTTCGATCCCGAGGAATACCCAGGCGAACTGTCCACCGGATCGAAACAGAACGGGAACGACGCTGAACAGTGGGTTCGTGATCATTACGATCTGGATCCCCAGGATTCAGCCATCTGCCCGGAATCAGCCCACGATGCGGTGGATCCCCGAACGGGAACGCCCATCGAAATCAAATCCTGCCAGATCTACTATAACGGGAACGCCCATCGAAATCAAATCCTGCCAGATCTACTATAACGGGAACGGATCCCGTGGCCGCTTCCAGATCTGGGATTACGCACACCAGGAACTACTGGATCACGATGGCGGTTACATATTCGTGGTTCACGAACCGCGAACCGAGGAATTCCACGTTTACTTCCACCGGCCACTGTCGGCTGCAGCCGTGGATGCACTAATCGGGAACTGGCACGCCATCGATCACACCCTTCGGCCAGATACAGCACAGCGCACCAGCCTGGGCCAGTCGCTGGTGTTTTCGAACATCCAGGTGGAACGCATCGAATCGAAGAAGAACGGATCAGGCAGCAGCACAGCGGATTCTGAAGCGGATCAGGATCCACCCCAGCGCGAACGCATGATACAAACGAAAGAAGCAGTGGAACGGATCGAGGAACAGCACGATGAACAGATGGCACCCCACGGTTCAGTCGTTCAGGAAGCCGTGAAGATGGGGGCAGGCAGCCCCGAACAGGTGGAATCCCAGATCGAGAAACTGAAGAAACGCGGTGAAATCTACATGCCCCGTGATGGTGCCTACCGGGTGACATGAACCATGTCCCTTCACAAATGCCCCAGATGTGGGAAGGAAATAGGCACGAACAGCACCACTGCTGGTGCGTTCCAGGTTCCGCCCCAACTGCACTGCATCCACGGGGATGATGCGGTGGAAATGGAACTGATCAGTGAATCCGATTTGAAGGAAGGTGCGATGGTGAAACGGTGATACAGATCCCATTTCACCCGAGGTTCACCGAAGAAATCGAGGCAGGCCGGAAACAGTTCACTATCCGGCTGAATCCAGGATACGATCCCGAACCTGGCGATCCACTGGAACTGGTAGATGATGATCGAGAACAGATCACCACGGCCACCACCCGGCTGAACGCCACAGTGCCTGCAGGGTTCATCCCATCGTGGCAGTTCGAAGGCCACCGAGAATACGCCACGTTTCACCGACTGCAGGAAGAACTGGCCGAATACTACCCAGACACCGACATCACCCCGAACACGCCAGTGGTGGTGATCGGCTGGTAGGATGTTCGAAAACGCCCCCAGATGCAGTTCGTGTGGGCAGGTTCGCCACATCCACCCGTGGCACTGCCCACTGGATTTGCACGGGGAAGCCGACTGGATGAAGGCAGCCTGCTGCATGTGCGAAACCGACATCCCCACCGGATCACCGAGGGAATCCGATCCCTTCGGGAACCTATACTGCAGCAAAGACTGCCTGATCACCGGCCAGCAGACACTGATGGTGATCATCACGGAACAGCGGGAACACATCGAAGCCGACATCCAGGCCATCACCACAACCTGAACACCGTTCCATCGAGGAACACGCACACACTGCCCCCAGCGGCTGATCCAGGCTTCACCCCCTGGAAAGGCCGCTGGGGGCTACTTTGCATTTCAGGCAGCACCCAAACACCGATACCGACAGCCAGCGGAACGCCCACCCACCACCTGAAGCAGCGATTAAACCCCGAGTAATTACCCACTACGAATCCTTAGCAGGCACATAACAAAGAAGCAGCCCGACTTTGAACCCACCGCTGCATCCAGATCCAGGCAGCACCGTTCCACTGGGAAGCCACACAGCCTGATCCACTTTCCAGAACCGTTCCACTAGGTGGGGCATGATCCACCCTGCCCAGGTTTTCCAGACACCACAGCAACCGCTGTGCAGCCGCTGAAGCCGATCCACTTCTACAGGCCCCATCACCCGGACAGTCTCGATCACGACCACACGCCGCTGCACGCTTCCAGCAGCACCACAAACAACACGAACCCCACACCCAGTGGATTTCCTTCCCGTTTCGAAACCAGCGTGATGCGTTCCTATATATCTGGCACGAACACTTAGCAGCATATGGGAACGGAATCAGGCGATGAAACCGCCAGATGCGGGTATTTCACGGAATCGATGGATCACCCCTGCCAGCAGCGGGTGGGCGAACCAGGGGATCTGTGCCACCACCACCCACCCGAGGATTCCGAGGAACGCCCCCGGTGTGGCTACCTGAAGGAAGATGGCGATCCGTGCCTGCAGGTGGTTTCCCAGGAAGAACCGGGATCATACTGCTACCAGCATCCACCCGAGGAAGGGAACATCCCGGAATCGAGGGGTGCGCCTGAAGGGAATTCGTTCGCTGAAGGGAACCCAGGCGGTGGGCCACCCGAGGGGAATACGAACGCGATGAAGCACGGGCTGCACATGACGGCTGAACGGCTGCTGGAAGTGATGAACGAACGGCAGCAGGATGAATTCAAACACCGCTTTCTGGAATACCGGGACGGAACGATGAACGAAAGCCAGGCGATGGCGATGGCCGCTGCAGCCGTGCTTCGGATCGATATTCTGGCCGATCTGTTCGAAGATGGGCTGGAACGCACCGTATATACGGATCAGGGTGATCCGTATCAGCAGTTCAAGAAGGAAGATCTGCAGGCGCTGCAGGGGTTCTTCCGAGAAATCCGGCTGGGGCTGCACTACGAAGGGAATTCAGCCCAGCACGGCGGTGGCGGATCCGGCCACGATAATCTGGATGCACTGGTTCAGGGTGACTGACCCCCATGCCACTGCCTACAGATTACTACGCCACCGAGGAACCCGAGGATCAGGAAGCCGATCCTGATCCAGAATACAGTGGCCACAAAGACCGATATACGGGTTACTACGGAACCGACTGGGAATCAATCCGGCAGCGGGTGCTGGAACGGGATGATAACCAGTGCCAGCGGTGCGGGATCAGTCACCAGGAACACCAGGAACGTGATGATCTGTTCCCACCAGATGGCGGGCTTCACGTTCATCACCAGGTGAAGGCTAAGGAATTCGAATCGAGGCAGGCAGCAAACAGCCTGGATAATCTGCAGGCACTGTGTGCCCCCTGTCACCGCCAGGTGGAACAGAACACATGAACAGAAATACGGAAGGTAATCTAACGGGAACGTGGATCGTTAGAAAACGGATCGCTGGTGAACGAACGGTAATCGATACACTACAGAAATGAACAAAACAGTAGAAGCGGATGTGGATGCGAAAGCAACGGACTGCCGCTGCTGTGGCGACCGGATGCAGCGGAAAGGATCGAGGCTGTGCAGCGACTGTGAAACCGAGGGATGCGATCCCAGCACGGGGCTGTGCCTGAAGGAACTGGGGGGTGCGTGATGTCCGACAGCCCGCCCCCCGAGGATTTCGATTACGGGGATCGGCGTGAAGATGGCCAGCTCGAACGACACCCTACCACGGATCAGGGTGAATTCGTGCAGCCGGTGCGATCCACCTATATCCACACGGATGGGTGCGGTGAATCCACCACGATGGGTGCTGATCTGGCTGAATCGTTCGCCAGGAATCCACATCAGTATGGGAAAACGTTCTGTGCATCCTGCCAGGATTACTTCGATGTAACCCAGTTCACCTGGGAAGACACCGATCAGCGGCTGGATGAAGTGGGGCCAGATCCCGAGGCTGATGCAGATCCCGAGGGACACACCACCCAGGAACTGATCGAGGCAGCGGCAGATGTCCATGATGTGGATCTGGATGCAGCGATCACGGCAGCCGATCCTGATTCAGAAAGCAGCCGGATCTACATCCTGGAAGAAGCCCCCCGTGGCTATCGCCTGATCGAATTCGGCCTGGATGCGGGCTACCCCGAGGAAGGCCAGCCCGCATCCGAGGAACCGATGATCATCCCGGAATCGGCTGTGGGGGCGGTGCAGGGGCTGCTGCACAGTGCTGGGCTGCACCAGGCCCATGATTCGCTGATCGATGGCAGCACCCGGCTTCGGGATGTCGCTGAAGGGATGGGCGTTTCTGAACCACTGCAGCCGGATGGCGGGGATGGGTGATCGAAACACCTGGCCCTGCCGTGGCTGTGGGAAGCCGTTCCTACAGCGGGGTGATCGGGATCGCCATGAAGCCACCTGCCCCCAGGTAATCGAGGAAGCCGAAGCGGATGCAGATTCCGAGACAGCAGACATGGATGATCAGGATCAGCGGCTGCAGCAGGCACCGGATCCCGACCCCGAGGCTGCCACCCTTCCCGAACCATCTACAGCACCCGATTCCAGGCCAGTGAAGGCCGTGGATTTCGGTTCGGGGACGTGTGGGTGCTGTGGGTCGGATGTCGGCAACACCACCCGCCAGGGGCTGTGCTACGGCTGTGATCTGGCTGGATGTAGCACCGACACCAGCGGGTGTGAACACCATCGTGGGGTGCCATGATGTCGGGCGGTATCGATACCAGTTTCATCGAGGAAGATTCAGCCGGTAGCCCCCGGACTGAAAGTGAAAGTGAAGGTGCGATCCCGACCGAGGAACTGGAACAGGCACGGGATGATATAATCCAGTGGGCTGAATCGCTGGTGAAGATTAACGGAACGCGGGTGGATTACCAGGGGGATTACCGATACTGGAAGGAACCGCTTCGGGCTGTCGTGGATCCCGATACGGAACGCATCCACATCTGGAAGATGGCGCGTGGCCAGGGGAAAACGGTGCAAAGCAGCATCGTGGAAGCGCATATCCCCACCACCCGGCAGATGCACGACATCATCCACACGGTGCCACGTTCGGATCAACTGAATTCCTACATGAAGCGAACGATGGCCCGGATGATAGAGACATCCCGAGGGGATCCCCCGATCCTGGAAGCGATGCTGGAAGATAACCGGGTGGCCGTGAAGCGGAACAAGTTCAGAACGGGATCGTTCCTGGAAGGCCGATCAGCCTGGGGTGATGGCCGCTCGATTCAGGGATTCCACGGCCAGTTCGGAACGGCAGATGAAGCCCAGAATTGGACAACTGCAGCCCTGTCGAACCTGAAGGAAGCCATCGATTCGGGGCTGGCCAGGGTGCTGCTTACCGGAACCCCGGATTATGAAGGAACGGTGTATCACGAACACTGGCAGGAATCCACCCAGCACATGTGGCACCACACCTGCCCCGACTGTAGCACGGATCAAACCATCACGCTGGATTCCGTACAGGTGATCGATACGAACCCGAAGCGGTGGGGGCTGTTCTGCCGACAGTGCCAGGCCGAACTGGATCAGGAACGGATCCGACTGGATGGGTTCTGGCGGGCGACGAACCCCGAGGGTGTGCATCGAGGCTATACGCTGAACCAGTTGATCAGCCCCCGCCACCCGCTGGATGAAGTGATGCGATCCAGGGAACTGGCCAGCACGTCGAAGGGGGAATTCTACCGATTCAAACTGGCCCAGTTCTACAGCGGTGGGGCGAAGCCGATCCCCGAGGCAGCCATTTACAGCGTGTGTGATGATCAAATCGGACTGCAGGCCCGGGCTGTGGAAGGCTACGGGCCATATTACGCCGGGATCGACTGGGGCGGTGGCGAGTCGGCTGATACCATCGTGGTGATCTGCACCGTGGATGAACGGAATAAGGACCACTGGCCGAAGGGGATCACCATCAGGAACGTCGAACGCATCGAGTATGAACACCGAACCGAGGAACTACGGAAGGCAGCCCAGGTGCTGGATCGCTTCCAGATCGGTCGGGATGGCCGGGGGATGGCAGATCTGGGCTATGGAACTGCACATGTGGATGCATTACAGAACGGCGATAAGCGGGATAACCCGATCCCGGAACGCGGCTGGGGCAGCCACGTTTCCGGCCATCGGTTCGATCTGTCGGCCACGAACGATACCGATGGGAAGTGGCCGTTCCTGAAGCGGGATGGAAAGACGGTTCACGCTGCCCAGGCACCGTGGGCGAACCGGGTGTTCGATCTGTTCCCCGAGGTGCAGGGCTACGATGAAACGCCGGACAGCGTGGAAGGGGGCTACGATCTATCCAGAACGCCAGATAAGCGGATTCGCATCCCGTATCAGGATGAAGTGGAAACGCGGGATACAATGAACTACTGGTTCGATCACCTAACCTCGATTAAGCGTAAATTCGAGGAACTGAAATCAGGGAACCGGAAGGAACGAATCACCACGTTCCAGTCGAACCAGAAAGATGATGGATTCTACGCGCTGCTGTATGCCTACACTGCCGCCTGCCTCGGTGGGAAGCGGGGTGGCTACGAGCCAATGAACATCCGGGGTGGCACCGCCTGAACCAGCGGGATGCTTCCTTATCTGGCCTGATTCAGATAATGCGGTATGGCGCGATCATCGAACAAACGCTTTCGAACCACCCAGTTCCGACAGCAGGAAGTAGTGCAGGCTGATCCCTGGTATTCGATCAGCACGGGCTGGGGAAACATCGATAAAACGAACTGGGATGTGACTGAATCCGGCGGGGGAAGCGTGGATCCTGGGAATGGCGGGTTATACGAACTGTCCGTGGGTGCCTCGGATGGGGATCTGGCCGTGCTTCGCACAGCGGATCGGTCGGGGTACGTCCCTTCGATGGCCTGCCTGTTCGGGTGGGCGTTTCTGGCCGATAATCTGCTATCCGAGGATCAGCGGCTTCGGATGGGTGTAACTACAGATCCCACCTGGCAGGATTCGTATCGGTGGGAAATCCTGGGAACGGCAGGTGATGGCGATTCAGATCACTACCTTCAGATCATCAAAGGCGGATCGAAGAACATAGAAGTTCACTGGGATTCCTGGAATGGGGATCCTCGATCCATCGGCTGGGATGAAACGGTGGGGGCCATCGTTCGGAACGAACTGGGCTGGTACGATTTTGGTGAATGGAAGCCGGAAATACAGGTGCCTGATCTGCTGGATGATGCGAACAGCATCATCGATCTATCTCAGAACCCTGATCCAGATGTTTCGAAGGAAACCCTATCGCTGAACCGTCTTTCGCCGGTTTCCGAGACAGCCACGAATAACGTGAACTTCAGGATGCGGTGCGAACTGGAAAACATCGGGCCGAACGCCAGTGCGAACACGCTTCGCTTCGGGAACGTTCATTACAATATCCTGGGCCAAAACGATTCCGAACCCCGGTATAAGGATGTGGAACGCACCGGCAGCATCGGTGGCGGGAACATCACCCAGGCCCAGCCGTACCCCCTGATCGCTGTTCGCACCACGGATCGGGATGTTCCCATGACGCTGGAAAGCATCACGGCCACGCCATCTGCCGATGATGTTCAGGTTACAGCCTACATGATGCGGAAATCGGATGTGACGTTCGTTAATGGGCCAGATGTGGATATGGGGCCACCGCCTGGCCTGGATACCAGGGAAGCGTTCTTCGAAGATACCACCTGGCAGAACATCAGCAGCGTAACCCGCTTCGATGCAGCGGGGACCGGGAATAATGATCCACATGTGGGAACCGAGGGATACCCGGTGGGTCGGAAGATCGCTGGCCGTTCCCTGCTGGGTGGATCGGGTGTGAACGCGGCTGGTGAAGCCACGGGGCTGGATGCGAACGTGCAGTTAGCAGATCTGGATTACCTGGTGCTGTTCGCCCAGGCTTCGAACACGGATAACATCAGCCTGAACGTGCTGGATTACGGGATGGCCGTGGACCGCTAATCTACCACACGGAAAGGCTGATCTGGATGCTGGCCACCGGGGGATCCAGCGGGTGGATGGTACTTCCCATGTGTTCCCTTTTAGATACATGTGGCCGATACTGATGATCTGGCTGATAGGGATTACGACCGATATGAAGGCTACTGGCATGGGTTCACGTTCATCATTTTTGATGGACAGCAGCCGGATGGCCGCTGGATTCGGTCTACCTACTGGGTGGAAGTGGCGGGGTTCGATGGTGATGCTGATGCGGGTTCCGGGGATCAGCCCGACTGAATCCAGCGGGATGCGTGTTTAAGCCGTTTTGAAGGCAGGTATGCGGTATGGATCTCCCCGAGTCTGTCCGTTCGCTGCTGGGTTCCAGCAGCGGTTCGACTGATCCCGAGGAACGAGCCACCAGGCTGGATGGTGGCCAGGTAGTGGTGGAAGGCCAGGAACAGATCGCCATCGATCTGCCCGATGATACGGATGTGGATGCATCCCAGATCGAGGCAGCCCTGAACGGAAACGCATCCAGCATCGATGTCCGTGGCCAGGCCGGTGGCGATACCACCGTAACCCCGGTGGCCAGTGGCACCGACATACACATCACGGATTCTGCCTTCGATCTATCGAACTGGGAATACAAAGCCTACCTCGATGATCAGATAGTGAACCTGATGGAAAATCGGGTGGATTACAACCAGCAAACTGGCCAGTGGATCCTGGCGAACGATGATCTGATCCCTGGGATCCTGATCCGGCTGAAATCGCTGATGCTGGGGCAGAACGGGCTGGATGTGAAGCCATCTGATCCAGATTCCGATGCGGATCAGCGACTGGCCGATCACCTGGAACGGGTGTATGGCGGGGATGCTGATCTGGATACGCATGTGGATCCGGGGAAGGTGATGGATCGGATCCTGGAACAGAACGTGATGAACGCGGTGTTCGTGGGGCGATCCACCGATCTGCAGCACCTGGATGTGGCTGATCTGTCTTACGTGAAGGATGGCGAAACGGGTGATGAAATCTACATCCAGGATGCGACATCCTACACCACCTTCGACATCGATGAAGAAACCGGGGAACCCTCGGTGGAACTGGAACATAAGGAAGATTCCACTGCCCTGGAAATCGGGACGGAAGTGGTGGATGTTCGGCTGTATCGAACCCCACCGCTGCAGGCGGTCGCTGATGATGTCGTGAACAAGATGCAGTTGAAGCGACTACAGGGCAGGAAGGCTGAACTGGCCAGTATCGGTGGCGTGATCATCAAAGTGAACCCCCCGGCCTGGCTGGATGAAGAAGATTACGGGAATTACGTCCGATCCGAGGATGATGATTTCGGTGATGATTCTGGCCGGATGCTGGAACTGGTGATGGCCCAGCAGATCGATGCAGCCCTGGAAACGCTGGAAGATTATCAGACTGCTACGGTGATGTCCATCCCCGAGAACTGGGAAACGGAAACCATCGAACTGCCGGAAATGGATGAATCGATGTCCTCGATGATCAGGGACTATAATGAAGCGATCAGCAGGCGGCTGCTGCTGCCCCTGGATCTGATCGAACTGAAAGAAGGCCCAGAACTATCGAGGAACACCATGATGCAGATGTTCCTGGATATGGTGGCTGGCTGGCAGGGGCAGGTAACGGATACCTTCGATCAGTTCGGCGCTATCCAGGCCGACATTCACGGGATCAGCGGGGAAGTGGAACACGAACTGCCCGCCATCGAAGCCCAGGATGAAGCCGAAATCATCCAACTAATGAACTTTGCGGGGCTGCTGGGGCTGTCCGAAGCCGAAAGCCGGGAACTGGCGAACGTGCTGGAAGGGGTGGATCTGGAAACGGATCAAACCCAGAACATGCCCCCCGAGGGTGGCCCCGAGGATCCCGAGGAACGGGAAGCCTCGATGCAGGATATGATGGAAATGCGGCCAGATCAGGGGCCTGAAGCGGGTGATGGCGGGGATGAACCCCAGGGTTCAGCCGAAGCCAGCGGGATCAGCAGGCGGGAAGTGCTGGCCAGCCTCGATTCGGATGGCGATGTGGATCTTGATGGGCAGCGGATCGAGGAAGCCGCTGCTGATTTGTCGGATCAGGGTGCCATCCGTGCAGGCCAGGATGGGGATCCGATCTGCTGGGTGTGTGGTGAAGGTGCTGAACTGGTGAACGAAACCCCGCCCCACGAATTCACTTGTGACTACCACGGTCTTTCACCGAACCACGTTCCCATCGGCCAGGCCGACATCGAGGCTGCCGGTTCCTTCAGTGAAGGCCAGGAAGTGGACACCCCCAGCGGGATGGGCGTGGTGGTGGAAGTTCGAACCGAGGAATTCGACGGGCCTGATGGCACCGAGGAAGCCACCAGCAATAACCCAGCATACGTGGTGGGCGTGGAAGATGGCGTTCGGGTGTATCGGGAAGATGAACTGGGATCGGGGCAGATCGATGCGGATGTGGATAACCCGGAAGGGGAACTGGGCAGCGATGGCGATGAAGCCGCATCTGCACTAATCGAGGCAGCCCGTGGTGATGGCCGATTCAGTTACCCTGAATCCTGGGAAGAAAGCGATACACCGGCCAGGCTGATCCTGCTGAAAGCCTGGGCGGGGATGAACGGCCAGTTCGACTGTGGGGGCGACTGCTGTAAGGGTGAAATGCTTTCCTCGGGTATGTCCGAACAGGCAGCGAACCGATTCTGTGCCAGCATGAAGGATCGGGTGCTGGGTGGCTGGGAAGGCTGGCGGAAGGGATCCGCATCTAACCCCATTCGTGCAGCCGAACAGATAGAACTCCCCACCATCCCCGAGGCACCTAACGAACGCCTGAAGAACTTATGGCGTGAACTTGTGTTCCGGGGCGTATCCAGCAGCGAAACCCTGCTGGAAATCCAGGCAGACTGGAATCCAGCAGCCCATCCACGGGGGCCTGATGGAAGATTCGTGGAACGGCCATTTGAAATTCCAGATGAAATTACTGGGATGGATACAGCAGATATAGTTCGTGAAGTGGCCCAGGATGATCCTGATTTCACCGAGAAAGCCCAGGGGCTTCAGATAGATATGGAAGATGATCTGATGGAAGTGGCCAGGGAAGCCATCGAGAAACCCGAGGCGGGTGGGGATGAAGATGGGGGAACCACTCCATCCACAGATATGGATCTGGAACAGTTCGATGAATCACAGTCTGAATCCATTCAGTCTACCTTTCAGGAACTGGAAGAACGGGGGCTGCTGGAAAACGTGGATAGGTTCACTGGCAGTGTTGGCCAGGATCCGGGCGATTCATCGGCTGCCACATATGATCCCGGTCCCGGCGTGATGTGGCTTGATCAGCGATATACCGATGAAAATACCACGGCGATGCGATCCAGCGGCCAGTGGGTATCTGGCGATTTAGCCACGCTGATCAGGCACGAAACAATTCATGCTGAACACTACCGGCAGGCGGGTACTGGGCGGGCTGAACGCCTGGCTGCTTCGGAACTTACCGGGGGTGAACAGGAACTGATGGAAGAACAGGTAAGCAGGTATGCAGCATCGAATCCGCTGGAAGCGGTGGCTGAAATCGGGGCGATGAAACTACGGGGTGATGAAATCCCCGAAGATGTGGAACAGGTTTATCAGAAATACGACGGGCCAGAACTATGAACGGCGAAGATTTCGATCCCACGGAACAGGCTGAACAGATCATACAGGATAACGCCAGAACCACGCGAGAACTGTGGAAAAAAGCCGGTTCTGAACAAGGGGAAGATGCTGGTGAATAGTGATGTCGGCCAGGGATCCAGCATCGAGTAACGGAACGGATCTTCGGCGTGCCAGGCAGCGTTCCAGGCAGGTGGTTCGTGATCTTCAGTCAATGATCGAGGATTTCCTACGGGGCGAGGGAATCCAGATCCTGCAGCGGAACACGGCCAGCCCCAGATCGAAGGCCAGGCGCATTAACGAACAGATCACCCGCCTGGCAGCGCGTGAACTTCGGGTGAAACTGGTGAACTGGCTGGAAGAACGCCACAAAACCACGATGGCACGGGCTGCACGGGCTTCTTTCAGCAGGGTGCAGCGAACGCTTCCGGGCCAGTTCGATGAATCGGATCTGATCGGATCCCCGAACCTCGATCACGCTGATCGGGCTTTGAACGCCGAACTTCGGAACATCGATGCTGCACTGCTGTATGAAAACGATGATTCCCTGGCCAGCGAAATCGGGGATCGGGCCACCCGCCAGATCCAGATCGGGTTCAGTAAGAACGAACCCGTGGTTTCGAACCGGGATGATCAGATGGATCTGTCCACACGGGTGGAACAGGTGCTGCTGGATGCGGATGCAGATACCAGGGAACAGAACGGGATCAGTGGCCAAACAGCGAAATCGAAGGCCGAACTGATCAGCCACGATTCGGTGCAGGATGCATACGTTACAGCCACGCACCGAAGGTATCTGAATAACGGGTTCAGATACGCCACCTACGATGCGGTGGTGGATCGGAAAACCAGCACCGTATGCAGGCGGCTGAATGAAGTAACAGTGGATCTGGTGGAACAGCCCTGGCTGGTGCCACCGAATCACCCGTGGTGCAGATCGGATCTTCGGCCACTGCTACAACTGCCGGACGGGGAATCCGTGATCACCGAGGAAGAAATCGGGGAAGATCACCTGAACCGCATCTGGGGAACGAACGGGTTCAGGCCGAAGGTGCTGGATGCAGATCAGGAATTCAATCCCACGGTGCTGAACGAACGCCTGGAACGCGCTGGTGTGTAACGTATCCAGATGCGATTAGAATCCTATGGAATGGATGTGTGATGGTTAAGCAATGGATACGTTATGGTTTCCCGAAGGTTAATGGTGGCTTAATCGGACATATACGATGATGTCCACTATGGATCAGGAACGGAACGGTGAAACCGAAACTGGTGGAACAGATTCTTCGCCTGGATCAGCGAAGAAGTTTGGAACGAAACCGTACCTCGATAAGCGTGGCCGGGAAGTGCTGAATCGGGCAGCCAGGAAAATAATTCGGGAACAGCCCGACTGGATAGATGATCCCGAGGATCCCAGCACGTCCGACTGCCTAACCCAACTGCAGCGGGGGGACGCTGGCTTCACCGATACGGGGATCATCATCGATCTGCTGGGGAAGGGCCTTACAGCCCAGGAAGCCATCGTGTGGATTCTGTGGCAGCACAGCGAACTGGAACCGAGGGAAATCTTCTACGCCCATGAAGGGAAATCCCATCCGGGACGTTCGGGCGTGGATGATCAGGCGGTGCGGAACATCAAAAGCCGCATCCGTTCAGCAGCGATGAAACTGGGGGTAAACGTGGATGTCTGAATCCGAGGATCCCGGCAGTAACCTGCAGCCCCTGAAGCCGGGAAAGCCCTGGCAGGTATCGTTCGCCTATGCGTATTTCGTGGGGCTGCTGGCACTGGTGATCGGGGGGTTCGCTGTCTCGATCTGGCTGGGTATCATCGATCTACAGGCCACGTTCACCTTCCAGGCGAACCTGGGCTGGGTAATCGATTATCTGGCCGGGATCATCGTGGCGACGTTCGCACTATTCACGTTCGTGCAGGTGGTTCGAATCACGGGGATCGGATTCATCAAGGGGCTGATCCGTGCCATCGCCAGGATCGCTGATAACTACGAACTACCCGGCGAACAGCGGCTACAGGAAGAATCGGACGAAAGTGATCAGCAGTGAAGTTCACCCCCCGGCGTGCGCTGGGGCAGTTCGCATCCACGTTCAAAGAATTCCACTACCTGGTGGCCGGATTCGCTGTCGGCCTGATCTTCGGCTGGATGGCTGGTTCGATCTTCACCAGTAACATCGAGGATCAGTAACGCACATCCTGCTGGTTTCGAAACCAGCGTGATGCTGCCTTATGATGCGATGCTGCATCTGGTTTTGTTGAAGCATGGATGCAGAACAGATTCAGGCCATCCACAGCCTGATCGATGATCTTCAGTCTGCTGCAGATACAGCGACTGGGATGATGATCCATGCCCCGGAATTCAGTGGGTCACTGGCTGCTGCCGAAGGAACCCAGTTCGATGTGGGTGATTTCGTGCAGGGCAGCAGTTCAGGTGGCACCTGGCGAGGTGTAGTGATCGATGTAACCACGGATGGCACGTTCAGCGAACGCATCCGTGATGGATCAGGCGAACAGGCCGATCAGTCGGTGGAAGGCACCGAGGATGATCCGGCGTATCTGATCCAGGTGATGCAGGAACGGGATGATGGCTGGGTGCCTGGGCAGGCCAGGCCAGCCCACCAGGAATCTTCGGTGGATTCCTGGGATGTCTCGGAATCCAGCATCGCTGAACTGCCTTCCTCGATGGAAGGAACCCGGTCGTTCACTGCACAGATCGAGGCTGCTGATCCCGCTGGTGCTTCAGCCGATGGGCTGAAGGGGATCGTGTGGGCGTCGGGCCAGCACGATCTATGGGTGAACGGCGAACCCACATCAGTTCACGTTCCCGATGATACCATTTCGGACACCTTCGACCGCCTGCAGGCACGGATGCAGGCCGAAGGATCCGAGGTGAAGATCGGCTTCGATCACCCCGATGATGATTCAGTGGCTGCACAGACAGCACTGGGTGAAATCGGGGTGGCCCAGGAATTCAGCCAGGATTCCGTGGAAGGCCGTGAAGCGATCACGATGCGGGAATCCGAATTCACGAATTCGAAGGCCGTGGAAGCGGCTGAAGCGGGTTCGTTCGAAGATGTCGGGTTCAGCATCGTGGGGAACATCGCGCTGGCCACTGGATCAGATGGCCAGCCGAAGAAGCGTGATGATGGTGCGCTGCAGGTAGCAGCCACTGAAATCCATCGCGTGGATGTCGTTCCTGATCAGGCTGTGGACGGGGCAAAGAACGGGAACCTGCCGGAACTGGCCGCTGCTGCCGAGGCAGCGGGCCGGATGGCAGCCAGTTCCCCGAATCAGGCATCCGATGGGTTCGTTCGCACCCTTCGGGCTGCTGCTGGATCCATCGAGGCAGATACGGATCAGGCTGAAGCGAACACTTCACACATGACAGATGGTGACTTTCCCACGGATCCCGAGGATCTGGATGCGGCGAAGGCTGCACTGAACCAGGCTTCGGACACCGTGGAAGCGAAACAGGAACAGATCGAGGATCTGGAAGCGGATGTTTCCGATCTTCAGGATCAGGCAGATCACTTCCGGCAGATCGCTGCTTCCCAGGGTGTGGATCCCGACAGCGATGATTTCGAAGCCCAGGATGTGGTGGATGCGTTCACCGAGGATCTTCGGGCTGAAATCGCTGATCTGGAAGCAGCCCTTCCGAAGTTCGATACCGAGGATCGGGAATCCCGCCAGGAAGATCTGGCCGGGAAGCCGATCAGCGAACTGGAAGCGATGGCCGGTGAACGGTGGCGGCAGTTCGGGCGGTCGAAGGCAAAGCGGGATGAACTTTCCGCTGCTGTCGCTGCCGATGAATCGGTGGGCAGCGTGGAATCCGCTGGTTCTGGCGGAAGCCAGGAAGATGCGGATCAGGCCGCAAAGGGTGTGCTTCGGGCCAGGGAACTGGCGGAAGCCTCGGATGCGGGCCAGTCGCCTGCCGAATACGTGGATTCGAACTACGGGATCGAGGCTTCGGAATACGATTCCGAACGCGAACTGCAGGCGAAGATGTCCGGGGGTGCTAACTGAACATGACTCGATACGTCGCCTACGAACCTGGGGATGAAATCCCCGTGGAAGTAACGGATGCGGGAACGTCCGAACCAGGCGATCTGGTGGAAGTGACCGGGGAAGGTTCGAACTTCACCCAGGTGCAGCAGGCCACCGATGATGCGGCTGCCCTGGGGATGCTGATCACGGACCCCTCGGATGATACCACCGATGATGCGGTTCGGGTTTCGAAGCCCGTGTTCTACCTTTCCCCCGAAGGTAGTTACGCCCCGACTGCCGGTGATCTGGTGGCGGAACGCGCTGGTGGCACAGTTTCTGATACGGATTCAGGGGCTGCTGCCATCGATAAAACGAACGCCTACGGCCAGGTGATCACCACGAACGTCCGAAGCCTGCACGTCGGTGATCGGGTGGCTGTGGCTGCCTGGAGGTAATCAATCATGGCATTTACACTTTCAAAGGCTGATACGATCAGCCCGAAAACGCTGCGGAACGAAATCGTTCGGGATCTGGATAACCAGAACCGCCAGAACGCACTGATCGCCCCGGAAGTGTTCCCGCTGGTGGAACTGTCCGATTCCGAGGAAACGTACTTCACGATGGATGGGGGCGAAATGCCCCTTCCCCGTGGGGATCTGGCGTCGGAATCCACTGTGGTGGACATGGACGACATCGATGAATCCACCATCGATGTCGAAACGTTCAAAGCGAAGATCAGCCCCGAGAAAGGCGCTGATACGGAACTGAACACGGATCAGGAAATCCTGAACCTGTTCGAAGCCGCTTCCAGCACCCTACGGCTTCGCCTGGACATCGCCCGCTCGATGGTGGCGTGGCGTGGCTACGGTGGGATTGATGGGATGATCGGTTCCGAGGGCGGGACTGCCCACCCGGACATCGATACGTCCCACGTTTTCACCCCGGCCACCGCGTTCAGCGATACGGCGAACAGCAACCCCCAGAACACGTTCATCGATGCTGAATTCCAGATCAGTAACGATGGCGACATGCTGGATCAGGCAGGCCAGGTTACTGCCTACATGTCGCCATCGCTGCTTCGGGATCTGAAGAAGAACGATGATCTGGAATCCCGGTTCAGCGGCGTGGACACCCAGGGCCTGACTGAAGATCAGGTGGCGAACATCCTGCCGGTCGAAAACATCCAGACTGTTCGCACCCAGGTGGTTCGAACGAACGCGAACGGCGAACCCATCGATGGATCCGGGAACGTGGTTTCGGATCCGGGGAACGCGGTGAAGGATAACATCCTGGAACCCTACGATGCATCTGCTGGCAGCACCGTTCGGAACGTCGTTATCGGTGCGCCTGGCCAGGTTTCGGCGTTCATCCCGTGGTTCGGTGATCGCCTGGCCGAACACGGCGAACAGGCCCCGCCCGGCGGGGATTTCGCTGTGGACATGCAGAACGGGTTCCTCACCCAGATGTGGACCGAAAACGATCCGCTCGTCACCTGGTTCAAGATCGCCCAGGAAATCGGGTTCCACCTGCATCGCCCCGATAACTGGGCAGTGATCCAGGATGTCTGATCGGTGATCATCGATGTCCACAGAACTTCACTGGCCGCGAGAAAGCACCTTCCACGATCCCCGTGGTGAAGATGGGGAAGAAACCTACTACACCGGGCCAGGCACGTTCGACGTGCCTGATGGGAAGGTGGATCAGTACCTGAACCGAGGCTGGCAGCACCCCGAGGAAGCCGGTGTCGAAGAAGCCCCACCCGCCCCGGAAGATCCCGAACCTGATGCAGATACCGAATCTGCCGGTTCCGAGGAAGCCGACAGTTCCGAGGAAGATGGTTCCGAGGAATTCGATGCTGCTGGGTTCGTGGATGATTCCTGGCAGTCTGTCACCAGCCAGATCGAGGATGGGGCAGCTGATGAACATCTGGATGCGGTGGAAGCCGCTGAACGGGATCGGGATGGCGAACCGCGTTCCTCGGTGATCGAAGCCATCGAAGATCGGCGGTGATCCCCATGTCGGGACTGTCGGGCCTGGTGGATGTGGCGAATCAATACACCGGGATTATGGTGGCCATGCTGTGGGTCGCTGCAGCGATAGGCTACCGGCTGCTGGATTCCGACATCCAGGATAACGGTGCAGACATCGAGGCACTGGCCGAGGATCACGAAAAGGTGCAGGATGATCTGCAGCGGGTGGATCAGAAACAGGATCACATCGTATCGAGGCAGGAAATGATGCTGGAACGGATGGGCATGAACGAACAGGAAATCCAGGAACTACGGGAAGAAACAGCCAGGCTGGATGAACGCCACGACAGCCGGGATGATTTCCACCGTGGGCCACCATCAGATCGGGGTGATGATTGATGGCAGAAATCACCAGCAGCGAACTGGATGATGATCACTGGGCCACCAGCGATGGTGTGCGTAAATACATCGATATTCCCGTTCAGGGAAGCCAGAAAGATGTAGAAACGGACATCGTAAGCGCCACCCAGTCGGTGCAGGCGTGGTGGAAGGAAGCCACCGATGGCGACATACCCGGTGATCTGCCGGATCCCAGCACCATCGAGGATGATCACCCGCTGCTGGTGAAAGCAGTCGAACTGCAGGCCGCATCCGAGGCACATGAACGCCACGCCCAGAACTTCCGATCCGAGGAAGATGAAGGGCAGAAACGCCATGTATTCCTGGAACATCGGGCTTCTTCGAAGTTCGATGATTGGGTGATGCGGAAAGGCTACGGAACCACCGACACCGTGGAATCCCAGGGATCCAGTTCCCCCAGCGGTGGCCGTACATCCAGCCTGGTGGATCTGGGGTGATCATCCATGTCTGATCTGAACATCGAAGTGGATGTGGATCGGCGTGATGCTGATCGCTGGAAGGAAATCCTCGGGGACGGCAGCCAGGATGCAGTGGATCAACTATCGATCCTGGCGGAACGCCACATGAAGGAAGAAGCCCCAGAGGGTGTGGGGATCCCGAACGTGAACATGCGAACCACCATCAAACCGAGGGTGGAAAGCAGGGATCCCTACCGGAAATCCATCGCCCCCCGGAAGAAAACCCAGGAAGGCTGGCCGCTGCACCACGCCATCATCGAGGGAACCAGTTACACCACCATCCCCCCACCGCTGGATCCGATCCTGCAGTGGGCCAGGGCAAAGATCGTAACCACCACCAGCATCCGGGAAGCAGCCCAGGCGATCCGCTGGAACATCTTCCATGAAGGCCACGATTCCTTCCCGAACGAATTCGTGGATCGGTCCCTTCGGAAGTGGCAGGCCAGGGCTGATCAGATCGCCCAGGATGCGGTGGATGATGCGTTCCGTGGGGGTGGCCTGTAGCCATGCCCACCGAGGCAGGATTCAATCCCTCGGATTTCGATGGGTTCACCGAAGCCCATCTGCAGATCCTGGAACGGTTCCGGGATGTGGCCGTGGATAACCACCTATCCAGCGGGAATCTCGATGGATCTGGATCAAACCCGGATGTGGAACACCACATCAAAGGGGTGGTTTCAGCCGATCAACTGTTGAACCACTACAAACTTCCCGTGGTGATGTCGGTTCCCACCGGGCTGGATGATGAACCCAGGAACGTGCAGGCGAACGATACCACATATGGGTTCAGCGTTTCGGCGTGGGTGGCCGATTACGATCAGCAGTATGGCCTGGAACTGGCCCAGGTGATCATCGGGAACGTGGTGAATAACATCGAGAACAACCGAACGCTGCAGAAATCCGGTGGCACAGATCCCATCGCCAGGAATGCACACCTGGCTGGATCTGATGCAGTATCGTTCGATTTCGCGCTGAACGTCGGCACCGAGAACACCCACCTGAAATACGGAACTGCCGATTTCACGGTGGAAACGAAACGTCGAAAACCATGATCTAAGCACACACATGGCACGAGAACTACCGAAAGATGAACCGGAAGATGATGGCGGCGATCCCATCACCGAATACATCCAGTTCCGAGGCAGGCAGACATCCGTGGTGCTGGATGATTTCGGGATTCGGTTTGAAATGACAGTGAAGGAAACCCCTGAAGCGGGGTTCCAGATGCACGAACCCCTTCCAGTCGCTTCCGAGGAAGCGATCCGGGAAGGTGAAGCACCAGCGAACGCGGTGGCCGAACCCGTGGCCGAACAGATCACGAACGGGGAACTGTCGAACCCGCTGATCTGCTACGGTGTGGTGTGCGAACACCCCACTGAAGATGGCGGTGTCTGTGGGAAGGTGTTCCCCAGCCCGAAATCGCTGAACGGCCACATGTCCACCCACTACAGCGGCGAATCAGAAAACCAGCGTGATGCAGGTTCATCTGGTTCGGAATCCGAGGAAGAAACAGGTGATCAGGCATGACCCAGAACATCGGAACTGATGGCCAGTCGTTCCAGGGCTACTGTGGCCTGGCCGAAGAAGCCAGTTACGGTGGGGGCGCTGCCCCCAGCGTATATCTGCCCATCCAGTCGGATGGGTTCAGTGCAGAAAACAGCCCGCTGTTCGATTCGAACATCCGGGGCAGATCCAGGTTCCAGGCTGCCACGGGTGTGTTCGAAGATGATGGCAGCGTGGAAATGGTCGCTGGCCCCGAAAACGGAACGGGGTATCTGCTGAAAGGTGCGCTGGGAACGGCCAGCGTAACTGCATCTGATGAAGATGGTGACAGCACGAACGATACAGGCACCCACACGTTCGACGCGAGCAAAAAACTGCCTTCCTGGGCAGTCGAACTGGGCCTGGGGGCCATCGATGCAGCCCGCCATGTCGGTGTCGGGATCGATTCCCTGGAAATCAGCCACACCCCCGAGGAATACCTGATGCTGTCCACCGACATGACAGCAAAGGAATTCCAACTACAGGGTAGCCAGGCCAGCCCAACCTACAGCGATCTTCGGCCTTTCGTGTGGCACGATGGCGTAATCACGCTGGATGGCACGGATCGAAGCGTGGATGTGGCCGAATTCAGTGCATCCATCGAAAACGATCTGGATGAAAAGATCCGGGGCAGCCGAACCCCCGATAAGTGCCATGTCGGGGAACGGGCCATCAGTGGCACCCTGAACCTCGATTTCGAAAACACGAACGCGCTGGAACTGTTCCTGGGTTCCGCCGGGGCCACCCAGCCCGAGGATCAACTGTATAAAGCCTCGATGAACGCGAAGTGGACATCACCCGAGGTTACGGCTGGCACGAAAAACTACAGCCTGGAACTGGATCTGCCCAGCATCATCCTGTCCACCCATGAAGCCCAACTGAACGAACAGGATGCGATCATCGAGAACATCGAATGGGAAGCCGAAGATCAGGCTTCCACCTACGATGTGCAGGCCACGCTGGTGAACAGCCAAACGTCGGCCTACTGATCCCGCTGTCACATGACAGTGGGGATCACCTGCCTCGATGGGCTGGCTTCCGAACACGGCTTCTTCGATTCGACTGTATCCACACCAGCCGCTGCTGTAGAATCTTGATCGGAACCGATACCTGGAAGAACTGGGCCACCTGTAGGCGTGCCATGTGTGTGCTGAACGTCGTTCCCGTTCCAGGTGCCACGCATCGGCCTACACTCGATGTCCTTCAGCAGCCGTTCACGCCGTTCTGATGGCTGCTGTAGAACCGGGTTAGTTCGCTGTTAGTAGAATTCTTCTTCCACGACGGCGATGGTGTGCTTTGAACGCTCGATTTTCTTCTTCACCCGTGGCTGAAGTGCTGAAATGGAATTTTTCGTGGATCCGATTTCATCGGCTATATCGCCAGGATTCCACCCGCGTGATCGAAGCACATACACCTTCGATTCAGATTCACTAAGCCAGGTGGTTTGCTGCAGGAATCGTGCCTGTTCCTTCCAGTCGTCGTAATCCTCGATGCTGGTGGATGGATCCGCCCACTGATCGGCCTTCGGGTGGCAGTCTAAGCACAGTGTGACTAAGTTACTAACCCGGTGTGATCCACCGTCGTGAACCGGAACGACGTGATGAACCTCTAAGACGGATTCACCATCTATCCCACCTTCAGCACCACAGTTCACGCATCGGTTGTTACACTTGATGAACGCTTTTTCACGTCGCTGTTCCCAGTCGTTCGGTAACTGATCGCCAGTTCCCATACGCCGATGGGTAACACATCCTAACACATTCCGATAGGTGTAAGGGAAACATTTGCCGGTAGTTGTTAGTTAGAAGTTATCTTTCAAAATCGGCGGGGGGTTAGGCAGATACCGGCCACGAACAGCAGCCTAACCAGAATGTAACAGCAAACGCTTCACCCTTCCTCAACACCTTTTGCTACCGCTCCGCCATGAGGTAGTGTTAGATAGTGGCGACACTGGGGAAGCCCTTCGGCCTAACAAAGCGTTCAGCGACTTAGGCCGAAGAATCTAACCGACACACCGATTTTCTGGGGTAACTGATAACCGTGAACTAACAGCGAAAAAAGCCGCTTTCTGGTGGCCGTCTATTCGGCCAGCCAGATCGCGTTCTTCCCTCGATGCTTCTTCAGTTCGATCTCCCCGAGATAGAAGCCATCTTCACGATGTTCCACCAGGCGTTCCATCATCCGTTTCGACTGCACGGATGGGTTCGCTGAATCCTGCAGTGCAGGGAACCAGTTCACGACATCCGAGGATGTAACGGGTGTTCCCACCCGGTTTTCGCGGATGATCGTAAGGAACAGTTGGGTGGTGCGTGCATCGATTTTACTGCCGTGGCTGGGAACCTCGATGAACTGCTGGATGAAATCTGCACCGGCTTCACCCCCGATCTTCCCGGATTCCAACTGATCGGCCACTTCTTCCACAGTGGTGGCTTCGAATTCGACATCTTCCACCTGCTGTTCCAGTTGATCGATGCGCTGGGCCATCTGTTCCATCTGTTCGTTCTGATCCTGGATCACCTGCCACAGTTCTTCCCGGCTGGGTGGCTCGGGTTCCGAAGCCGGATCTGCTGTGGCTTCGGCTTGGGATTCCAGGTGTTCCAGAACCGCATCATCTGAAGGCAGTGCTGCTTCCACTTCTTCGGGATCTTTCCCGATCCCGTCTTTCGATCTTGTAGCCATAGGCTATCACCGTTCCAGCAGGCACCGTTCCACCAGTGGGGCTGCTGGTATTCTGATACGTGTGTTCTCGCGTGTGATATAGGTTCGGGGACTGTTAGATTCCTGTTAGGGAACCCCTCGGGAATCCAGCGTGATGCTGGTTTATGCGGTGAACTGCCGTTCCTCGGTGTATGGCGACTGAATCCAGCGGTTCTGAACCCGAGACTGAAACCCAGGAAGATGTGCAGTGGGCCAGCCAGCAGGGATACCAGGAACAGACTGCTGAAACGGATGTCGTGGTGCTGCCGGATGGCCAGATGAAGATGAAGATCGCCATCATGCAGCCCGCGAAGTTCGCCAGCCTGATCGATGAATACGGGATCACCGACATGGCCGATGAACTGGGTGATGTGGATACCCAGGCCGACATCAGCGACACTGGCGATGTAAATTTGGATGAAGTGGAACCCGAGGATCTGGAAGAACTGGATGAAAAGTTCCGGGTGATCCTGTTCTTCCGGGACGTGATCATGCCCCAGGTGGTGAAACCCGAGAAAGTCCACTGGGCGAACCCGGATCACATCGGGGATTCCGCCTGGTTCGATCTGGCCGATCTGACTGATCGGGATCGCACCTTCCTGATCGGGGCAGTCACCGGCCAGGATCCAGATCAACTGCTGGAAAACGCCCAGGATCGAGTAGATCAGTTTCCAGGATAACCCCGTAATGCTGAAAGCGGGGCTGATGGCCAGGGAATACGGATACACACCGACTGAAATCCTGGGCGTGAACCACCTGCCGACTGGAAAGCGGTTCCACCTGGATTACGACATCTACGCGGCCACATCCAGGCACATCGAGGATCAGCGGGAACAGCGGCGTGAACAGATGGATCCCAGCAGCAGCCGGGTGGCAGCCCCCCAGGAACGACAGAACATGATTCACGATCAGCACGAACGCGCCGAACAGCGTGAATCGATGGAACAGGCCGGGATGAACGCCCCATCCCCCGAGGGTCAACTATCCCAGTTGGATGAAATCATGCAGCAGCGTGATGAAGCCAAACAGATGCAGCAACAGCCGGGGGATGATGCACCAAAACGGGTGAACCCGGATGGCTAACGCGAACGTCCGGGTGCTGGTTTCAGCACTAACCGAGGCAGCCGAAGAATCCCTGGATGATGTCGGGAATGAAATGCTGAACCTGCAGGCCGATGGCCACGCTGCAGCCGAAGGGCTGGATGCATCGAGTGATGAAATGTCGGAAGCCACCCGAACCGCCATGATCCTGCAGTCTGCCCTGGATGAAGTGGGCGATGAAGCCCTATCCACCGGGGTGCAGGCAGAATTCCTGCAGTCTGCCCTGGATGAAGTGGGCGATGAAGCGATGCAGGCAGCCGTCAAAAGCCAGTCTGCATCTGGTGCGTTTTCCAGTCTCTCGATCAGCAGCCAGGGGGCCAGTCTATCCATCGGATCGCTGTCCACCGCGTTCACGCTGTCGCTGATCCCGGCTGTGCTGACAGCGATCACGGTGCTGGCCCCGCTGGTGGTGGTGCTGGGTGCGCTGGCCGCTGGTGCGGCTGCTGTGGCCGGTGCGTTCGGCCTGATCATCGGATCGGGGATATTGGCGTTCGGGGAACAGAAAGCCCAGCAGAACCAGGAAGAACTGGCCCAAACGGAACGCCTGATCGCCCAGTATGAAACGATGAAGCGCACCGAGGGTGCGCTTACGAAACAGCAGCAGAAACGGCTTCGGCAGTTACGAAAGAAGAAGAAGGAACTGGAAGATCAGCAGACAGCCACGGGTGCGCTGGCCGGTGTGGTGCAGGATCTGAAGGAAGAACTGAAGCCGCTGCTGGTGGAATTCGGCAGGGAACTTATCCCGCTGATCGAAGAAGCGGTGGATGCGATCCCCTCGGTGGTAGAAGAAATGCTGAACGCGGTGGGTGGCACCGATTCGTTCAAGCAGGCGCTTCGGGATTTCGGGGGCATCGCTGCCGATGTGCTACCCACCCTAATCGGCCTGATGTTCGATCTGGCCAGGGCTGCCCTGCCGGTGCTTCGGGATCTGATCGGCTTCCTGCAGGATAACGGCGGGGCTGCCCTGGAAGATATGAAAGCCTCGGTGCAGGAACTGGCCCCCGAACTGAACGAACTGCTGGATGCGCTGATCGATATGGCCCCCACGCTGCTGGAATTCGGAACGAACGTGGGTGAAGTGCTGATCCCGGCGATCACGGGGCTGGTGCGTGCGCTGGATGGCTTCATGGAAACCGTGAACGGGATGGATGAAGGGATGCAGAACCTGGTGATCGGAACCCTGCTGCTGCTTCCCGTGCTGGTGAAACTGGCGGGTATCGCATCCACGCTGGCTGGCGTGCTGGGGTTCAGCGGGCTAACCGGCTTGCTTTCCTCGATGGGTGGGTATCTGGTTAGCCTGCTGCCCAGCGCGTTCCAGTTGGGGATGGCGTTCCAGTTCATCGTGGAAGCCGGATCTGCCCTGATCAGCGCCATCGCCGGATCCACCGCTGCCCTGGCAGCCGTCGGTGCTGCTGTCGGGCTGGTGGGCGTGAAGATCCTCGATATGCTGGGCGTGTTCGAACTGGTAGGTGATGCAGGCCAGATGATGGGTAAAATCCTCGGGGAAGATGTGGTGGATTCCATCCTGGTACTGCTGTCGGTGCTTACCCTGGGCCTGTTCCCGCTGATCGCTGCCATCGGTGCAGCCATCGTGGAACTGGTGCGTGGCGACATCCAGGGGGCTGTAGATAACTTCATGCAGATCTGGGACATCTTCGGTTCGGCGTTCGAAAACGTCGGGAACATGGTGATCCAGGGGCTGATGGGCCTGGGCCAGTGGTTCGTGAACATCTTCACCGGAATCGGATCGTTCGTGATCGGATTCATCAGCGGGCTGGCCGATGCGTTCGTGGGGTTCTTCCTCGATACGCTGCCCAGCCTGGTGATGGAAGGGCTGATCTTCCTGGTTTCGGCAGCCGAAGTGCAACTGAACACCCTGTTTAACCTGTTCGCTGGGGCGTTTAACGGCATTATCGAACTGATCAGCACCGCCATCGATACAGCGATAAACGGCGTGATCGAAATCGTGAACGGCTTCCTGGAAGGAATCGATGAAGTGGCCGATGCGGTATCTGATGTGATCGGTAGGGACATTGGGGAAGTGGAAACCCTGGATCAAGTGGATACCTCGGGGATCGCTGAAGATCTGAACCTGCAGCAGCGGAACACCGATTTCAGCCAGGCACAGCAGCAGAACCGAGAACAGGCCCAGGGGATCCAGCAGCAGGTTAATAACACGGAAGTGAACGTGGATGTGGGTGGGGATCTGCAGTCTGATCCCTACAGTTTCAGCCGGAATATGGCCGGGCAGGTAAACCGAGAAAAGCGATCTAATAACGGAACCTGATACAGATGGCATATGAACTTACCGTGGGTGGTTACACCTTCGAAAACCCACCCGAGGAATACCGGAAACTGGCACGCCTATCGAACAGTCCACAGACAGCGTTTAATCGGAAATCCACTGCCTTCTACCAGTCGGATAGCCAGGATCTGCAGTTTCAGGTGGATGGCACGCTGGCGCTGGATCCCACCCTGGGTGGCACCGATGATCTGGCCGAACTGGAAAAACTACAGCAAATCGCCATCGAGGGTGGTGAAGTGCAGGTGGAATTTGATCCGTTCTTCACCGGGAAGTGCGTGATCGAGGATGATCCGTTCCGGCAGGAATCCGGCGAATCTTCCTATAAATTTACCTTCACCGTGAATTCGGAATCTACGGATGATTCTGCTTACCCAGCCCACAGCGCACCCGACACCGGGAACACGTTCGAATTTGGGGATCTGGATCTGGGTTACGATCCGAACCAAGTGCAGCAGAACTACGAACGGCAGACTGAAAAGGTGAAGCGGCTGCAGGGAATCGCCAGATCGGTGGACACCGAGGGGCTAATCCCGAAGGTGAAGATCAGCGGGATGATTGATGGTGGTGGCCAGGCCAACCTGTGGAAAACTGCCAGATCAAATACGCTGGCCTACCTATCCGCTGAATTCCAGAACGGCTGGGTGCTGGTTGATTCCCTTTCAATCAGGAACAGCCCCGAGGCACCGGATTACCTTACGGGGATGTTCCAGTATGATCTGGATCTGCTGGTGGTGATGGATCCGGGATCCGGGATCGGTGAAGTGTCGAAATACGTGGATCGGGACGTGCAGGATTCCAGCACCTACGTTTCCAACTGCGATGAAGATGGGATATTCGAACGGCTGGGCGATGATACCGAGGATTATCCCGATGCCCTGGATTACCGGGTGTCCGGTGGCACGGGGAAACTGGATGGGGACTACATCGAATGGCCGGAAGATTTCGGAACCCTCGATCAGAACGCCACGAATTACATCTGGGCGGAAGATGGTGATGGCGATGGCTACGGCCAGGTGAATCGAGGGACATCCGGGTTCCCTGGGAACACCGTTCCGCTGTTCGAAGTGGACACTGGAACCAGCAGCGTGAACGACATCCGTGATACGCGATCCTGCCTTACCGGAACCCGTTTTTCAGATGATGAACTGGGCGATCTGAACTTTCGGTCTGATCTGGCTGTCTCGGATCAGCAGTTCAGTTTCGAACGGCTACTGGCCATATCTGATCAGATGGCAGTCTCTGGCTCCACGCTTCCGTGGATGGGGTTAGCCGGTCTAACAGACAGCCTTTCCCTGGGCGACGGCACACTAACTTTCCGGGGGATTTCCACGCTGTCTGATTCTGTGGCTGTAGTGGATGGGGGATCCACTGGATCCGGCGTTTCTGAAACCGTGGCGTGGGAAACTGAAACGGACTGGGATTCGGCAGTGTCTGAAACCGATGTGGTACACCCTTCGGATGTGGTAGAACTGGCCACATCAAACAGCACGTATATTGATCTCGCGCATGACGATGGCCAGGTTGGAAATATCGGAAATAGTTCTTCTGACTTTTATAGTATGTCATTTGTGGGGAATGGCAGTGATGCTTCGCGGGTGGGTGTATGGTTGGAAGAAGGCAACTCCGAAGGGGAAGTTCGGGTGGCCATTTGCCCAGATGATGGCGGCGGGCGTGCTGATGCACTGAACCCGTTATGGGAAAGCAGCCTGATTGATCCGGGATCCACTGGGCAGTGGTTTTACAGGGACATCCCCGGGGTGACGTTAACGGACGGAAAGCGGTATCACGTCGTGATTGATGGATACCAGAACGGTGGGACAGGCTATTCAAATGTGGGGCTTTCCACCGAAACCACATCTACGAATGAAAATTTCTATTACAGTAATGACGGTGGTGGTTCATGGACTGAATATTCCAGCCCCTTTGCTCTCGAACTGGAAACATCTGGGGGTTCCAGTTACGTTTCGTCGGGATCACTCACCACGGCCACGAAATCCTTCAGCCAACCGTTCGAACCTGATCTGGATAGCCTGGTTTATTCACTGAATGGGGAATCGGCCACGCTGGATGTGATCGGAAGCCCCACACTGGCTGGGGAAGAAATCCAGTCTATTACGCTCGATGGTGCCACATCATACACTATCGCCTGGAATAGTTCGCACACTGATTTCCGCATCAAGATCAATCTTAGTTCGGGGGGTTCGAACACGCCCACAGTTGACAGCCTTCCGCTGGCTATTTTTTCATCTAACGATGAAGATCAGAATCCGAACACCCAGTGGGAAATACTGGGGGCGAAATACGACACTGGCGGGAACGAATATGAAGGTGGCGGGATCACCGCCAGATACGGGGGATAATTATGTCTGAACCTGGGGATGAAGCTCTGATCCTGGAAGATGTTCTGGCAGCCTCGGATGTCACTAACCTATCCTCGGATAATCTGGCCATCTTGTATAGCGACGGGATGGCGCGTGGCCCATCCAGTTCACCATCTGCCAGCGATAGTGCCATCATGGTGGGTACTGATCTGGCCCAGGTTTCCCCATCTGCAGCGGCAGGAACTGGAAGCGGTGAAGGCCCCTTCGATTACATCGTGGCTTCAGATGGGAATACGACCGCACTGTATGATATTTCTCAGGATACCTGGGAAATCCGGGCAAACCCACCCCATACATCGACGTATCCCACTGGGGCCACCCTGAATGATATTATCTATTACTGTGGTGGGGGTGCCAGTGGAACATCTGGTTCAGAACCCACCTGGAAGTATGATCCTGGTTCAGACACCTGGGAACAGTTACCTGACATACCTATCGATAAAGATTATCCCGCTGGTGCAGCAGCGGGTGGGGCTGTCTATTCCATCGGCGGGGACGACGAAAACCAGGAATATGTGCATAAATACGTCCCCGGATCTGGTTCCTGGGAACAGACTCCCACCGATCCCCCGAGGAACTGGGAAGGCCACGGAACAGCCGTGATCGGTGGGAAAATCTATATCTGTTCCGGCGACATTCAACCAGGAACATCACTGGCGGATAAATATGGGGTAACTGCTGGAACCATCTGGCGATATGACCCTGCTGATGATAGTTACGTGGAATTGGATAATGACACTCCAAACAAGTATGAAGTCCAGGGGAACACCAGCCACCAGGGGTACGTGTGGTCTATGGGTGGGAATGAAGATGGTGGGGATGATGAAGTTCGAAGGTACGATCCATCCACCAATACTTGGAATACGAACTTTTCCCCACTTCCTTTCAGTAGTGGTTCTGGTGTTGAAATCGCATCTGGATCTGATGGAAGGATCTATGCCACATATAATGGATCTTTCCAGGCTTTCGATCCGGCCACAGACACCTGGGACAGCTCGCTGTCATCGATTCCTATTGATGTAGTAAATGACATCTTCCAGGGGACGAACCTGAAGTAATCCCACCCAGCCTGAATCCAGCGTGATGCTGGTTTATGGGCTGAACTGCCGTTTCGTCAGATAATGGCCATCGAAGCGTATCCAGTCGGTTCAAATTCCGGCTTTTCCGAGGAATCAGCCATCGATTCCGAACGGGATCGGCTGGTGCAGCAGCACGGTGGGCGGATGTCGGATCACATCGCTAATCCGTTCGCTGGGGGCCACTTCGATGAATCCCATAGCGGAAGTTCGCTGGATATAGACATCGATACGGGCGCATCTGGCAAAGCGTTCCTCGGGGGCCATCTGGTGGTGAATGATACCACCATTACCCTATCCCTGGATGCATCCAGCACGAACGAAATTTTCCTGGTGGTGCGTGATTCTGCCAGCGGGAACGCTGAAGTGGTTTACACCAGCGATGGATCCACGCCATCCGGCCAGTACGTGATGAAGATCTGGGAAGCCACCACGGACAGTTCCGGGGTGACTGGCACCACGGATTTCCGGGAATACGTTCCGTTTCGGGAAGATGCGGTGGCTGCCTCGATCACTGGCCGGAAAGCAGGCACATCTGGCACCATCGCCATCGATACCACTGGCGTGAAAACTGCTTCAGTATCCTTCACGAACCCGTATCAGAACGCGGTGGATCAGGCGAACGCCTGGCTGAACGCGCTGGGGGATACGGCAGCGGAATTCGGCTTCATTCGGGTGGATCCCACATCGATCAGCACCACGGGGTTCACCATCGAGGCAAAGGTTACAGCAGCCGGGGCCAGCGGATCCACGGCTGATTTCGACTGGGAAGCATACGGGAAGTGATCACGATGAACGATGAACCCGACATCCGAGAAATCGAACTGGCTGATGCAAAGAACATCCTGGGTCAGATCACGGGGCGTGCCAGCGATCTGGTGCGTGGCCGCTTCCTGGATGAAGTAAAACCGAAGGGGCAGTTCACCTTCGAACTGATCGATGCAGACACTGGCGACATCGAGGAACGCCAGGTGCTGAACACGGTGGTAGATGAAGGGGAAAACGAAATCCTTCGGTGGCTGGCTGGCCTACCGCGTGGGCCAGTCACCCAAACCTTCAGCGGGGATGGATCCACCACCCAGTTCCAACTGCCATACCCCTACTATCCCGTGGAAAACGTATCAAACGTAACGGTTGATGGGGCCAGCAAGTCGGAATCGAACACTGATTTCGCACTGGATTACTGGAACGGGATCATCTACTTCAGCGGCGCACCTTCATCGGGAACTGATAACGTTTCCCTGGATGTGGAATACGTGCAGCACCCCTTCAGGTGGCTGGCTGTCGGAACAGATGGTAGCAGCGTGGCCGATTCCGACACCAGCCTCGGATCCGAATCAGAACGGATCGAACTGGATTCAGGCACGAACAACGGGGAATACACCCAGGATGCTTCCGCTGTGGAAATAACTGGCACCTGGCTGTTCGGAACTGGCCAGGCGAACATATCCATCGCTGAAGCGGGGCTATTCGGCCTGCCTGCCAGTGCTGCAGCCCAGGGATCCGGCGATGATACGATGCTGAACCGGACTGTCGTATCCCCCACCATCGATAAAACCAGCAGCCAGGAACTGAAGGTGACATGGACGCTTTCGATGTGAAATCCTGATTTGATCCACTTCTACCATGCCAGACACCCAGGCGTTCGCTGTAGATTGGACAGTCACCATCCAGCCTGAAGGGGATGTATCCGAAGATGTGGCCCAAATAAGCATCATCGAGGAACAGGGGGTGGATTCAGCCACGGTAAAACTCGATACATCGAAGCGGCCACATGCCCTGGAAGAACAGCGGGATATTTCGATCCGACTGGATGATGGGAATACGGTGAAGCGGTTCGATGGCTTCACTGATAGCGTATCTGATGATGAAACCCGCCCAGTCGTTACGGTGGATGCACGCACACCCATCGGCGTGATGGATGATGCGACTGCAGTGGGCGTAATCAGCGAATCGAACCTGTTCCGGGTGATCGATGCGATCCTGGATCAATCTGCAGGGAAAGTTCGGGAAATCACGTTCGATCCCTCGGATCTGGAATCCACATACGGAACGTTCGCTGGATCCACCGATTTCGGGAAGATTAGTGTGGCCCACGTCCCCGGATTCGGTGTAAACAGTGAAGATTTCGAACAGCACGAAACAACGGATCAGGGGAAGGAAGCGGAAATCCGATTTGATAACTACTACAACGGGACCGGGAACACCTATACGATGGACATCACCGGAAACGATGATGATGGTAGCACGGTGAAAGCCAGCATCGATCTTCCCCCTGGTGATGATCCCCAGGAAGCGTTCGGTGATGATATATTCAAACTGGCACTGTCGGGTGGGAATGAACTGTGGGATGAAGTTACTTCAATCAGCACCGACATCCCGGACTTCAGCAGTGGTGATCCCGATGATGGCATTTGGTTCGGTGCGAACATTTTCAACTACGTAAAGACAGACTGGCGGCTGCAGTTGGACAGTCTCACTTCGGTTCGCCAGGCGATCAGCCGCATCGTGCAGTATATAAGTGGGCTGGATTCAGCCCGCGACTGGGAATTTTACGTGGATGATGCGGCTGATGAACTGATCGTGCAACCCGAGGAAGAAGCGAACCCGGACACCTACGTGTTCCGTGAAGGGGATAACGTGCTGAAGCCGGTCGCATCCAGGGATCTGGATGGCGTTCGGAACTTCATCAAAGTGGTAGGGTCAAAAGGGGTGAACATGTGGGCCTGGGCCTACGATGGCGATTTCCAGTGGTCGCTGGATAACCCGTTCGAAACCGGGGAATATCCAAATGCAGGCGTGATCTACGACAGCAGCCCAGGAAATGGCCAGAATGACATCGATCAGATCAATATCCGAGGCGAAAAACTGGCTTCGAATCAGTTCACATCCTGGTTCCAGGCCATCGAAATTGGGAAGAAGGCCCTTCGGGAATTCTACCGAACCCCGGTTACTGGGCAGGCCCCGACATCTGGGCTGCACCCCGCAACGCCTGGTGATCTGGCTGAAGTGTTCTATCCCAGCAGGGGGATCCCGCAAAAGGTGGTTGACAACACATACACCATCGAGAAAGTGGAAACGCGGGTGACGCCCGAGGAAGCGAAAACGCTGATCGATTTCGGTTCATCGAAACCGAATCTGGCTGATCAGATCGGGGCTGGATCCTCGATGATCAGGAACGACATCAGTAACAACGTGGCCCAATATGCCACCAGCGTAACCACCACCCGCCAGGTGCAGGATGATGAATCTACCAGCCAGGATGATTTCCCCATCGTGGGAACCCTGGTTTCCCAGAACGATGATGGAACCTGGCAGGTGGAAACCGAGACTGGCGAGACATTCGATAATGTTCGGGTAATCTGATACATCCATCCGAACCGAACCACAAACAGGTTCTATGGTGGTATGGTGCCATCCCTAAGAATACTGATACAGCCCCAAAACGGCTTCGCCCTTTAAGTACCCCCACGAAACCCTGAAACGCCTACTATCGGAAGGTAAAGAACCCGAGACACCCAAATCCGTTTGATTTCTTTCTGGGTGGTATGTATCCCACCCTGTAGGGATGCGCTTAGAACGCAATCTGAAGCGATCTGAAGCAAATCAGATCTGGGCCTGTTCCTGTCGGGATTCATAGCATAGTTCCCGAGGAACGGCAAATCACCCCCACGGAAACCAGTTCCCGAACGTTTACACCACCCGACACACTACTTTGAACTGCCCAGGGATCCCCCGGATCACAGCACACGGTGATCCGTTTTCCCACATCCCAGGGATCCGCTGGGAAACACACCGTTCCACCAGGGTGATCGGTTCACCCCAGGGATCCCGTTTCACTGCAGCCCATCCACGACAGCCCACGCTTTGCGCTGCTGCACGCTGGCCGGGTGGATGTCCGATGGGGCCTGTCTATCCTCGATCCGCTTCAGCGGCTGCACAGCGGCTTCTGTGCGATCAGGCAGACTGTTAGGATTCTGTTAGTGTCTGGTTAGGGTGGCAGGGTGTTAGGGACAGACTTAAGTGGGTACGTGATAGACCTACATACACCGAGGTAGGAACGAACCTGATGCGCGTTCGCCCCCCACTGGGAACCAGGGGCCACAATGCTGGTTTCCCCCACACGCGGTTCGGGTGCGCTGCCCTGGCCTGAACGGCCAGATCACCCGGTGGGCCTACAGGCGGCAGCACACGGACACACTGGCCTGGCGTGCCAGGCACCCGGATTCCACGACAGCCACCACCCAGGCGAACGGTGGTGCTGGGTAGCAGAAACCACCCGGATCGAGGGATTAGGTGAACGCATCGATGCAGCGCGGGCGTGATGATCCGATCATAGAACCGAGGTTCGGGGGTAGAACGGGAACATCACACCCTTACTGCTGGCTGAAGGCATTACGCTTTGATCAGTCGGCAGTGCTACGGAAACCCGCTTAGGTATGGATCACCGGCAGCGGGGATTACGCACTGGCTTTTCACCGGAATTCCATCAGGTGCGTGTGCGTGCCTGGTGGAACGGTGCTGGCTGATCCCGCCAGGCGGTTCGGGATCCGGTGCCAGGCACGAAACGCCTGAAATCGAACTATGAAATGTACCGGATGCGGTTCAGAACTGTCGGATGGAATCGAGAAACGAACGAACACCTGCAGTGGCTGCCTTTCAGATCTTCAGCAGGCAGCGGAAGGTGATGCGTGATGGTGTTCGCTGATAAGGTGATCGACAAAAGCGGTTCCCCAGATGTGTGGATCACCGAGGATCTGAATCAGGATCCAGATGATCGGGCAGCAGAATCTATCCGGGTGGTGTGGAAGCAGATCAGGATGAACTTCTGCCTGGTTCGTGTGGTGGCCGTGGCCGTGGATCGCATCCAGGATGGATGCAAAAGCGGCAGAACCCACAATATCCCGGAAAGCGTTCCCGAAGATCACATCGATGATCTGGATATGCAGGTGCAGTTAGATCTGATCGATACCAATGACACCGAAACGCGGCTGGTGTTCCCCCAGTTCGACATCGAACGGAACGTAAAGCCGGACCCAGTGGATCCCGAGGAAGCCAGGGAAGGTGATCTGGATGTCTGATCTGGAACCGCTGGCCGAACGGGAACACATCGATCTGGATACTGGCGTTCGGGTGGTTCGCGGTGCGAAAGCCCACAGTTGCCAGTTCCGGGTGAAGGATGAAGCCGAAGGGGAAGCCATCAGCCTGGAAGATGAAGAAATCCAGCAGATCGCTGAACTGGCTGGTTACACTGTCACCGATGAACCGGGTGATGCGTGATGTCGGATCGAACGTTCACCTGCCCCGACTGTGGGGAAGAACATCAGTGTGGATCCGAGGAACGCATCGAGGATCCTGATACGACAGTGGCCAGGCGATCCACGGGCTTCAGTGGCGACATCACCAGCCTGCTGGAAATGTCGGGCCACGCCTACCAGGTAGAACTGCCGTGTGGATGCCGGATCATCACGGTGAACTGATGCATCCCTTCCACACCGAGGAAGTGGATGGCGTGGAAGTGGCCGGTGTGCTTTTCGATGCGAAATCCGGCCAGTTCTATGAATTCCAGTCACCCCAGGATCACGACGACTGGGAACGGTTCGAAGATCCCAGAACTGGCGACGTGATCACGAACAGTTCGAAGATCGAACGGATGATGTCGGACATCCTTCGGGGGCAGCCGCGTGCCACCGTTCCCGCTGAACAGTGGGCTGATTTCCGGGAAGATTACGCCGGGGCTGATCGGAAGAAGTTCGATCAGTGGAAATCTGACTGGGAACGCATGGCCGAAAAAGATCCACGGTTCGAAGGTTCAGCGAACGCCTGAACCCATCCCCCGGCTTCGAACCCACGCTTTTTCATCGGATTTCCACCGAGGAACACCCCGTGTGCGGGGATTCCTGGTGGAACGGTTCGGCCTGATCCTGGCCGCATCCAGGATCCAAAGCGCACAGTGGAAGTGAACACGGATGGGCTGGCCGGTATCAGCCCGCTTTTCGGTGCCAACTATGGCAGAATCGAAGGAAATCAAACCCGATTCCTGGGGCGACTATACCCAGGCAGATGGCGATGTGGAAACGATTCAGAACAAAGAACGCGGATGCGGATACCTGAAGGCCGGGAACGCCTACATCCGGCTGGATCCCCAGGCGTTCAGCAGTGAAGATGGCGTGCTGCCGGGGTTCGTGGTTCTAACAGATGATCAGGGTGATCTGCACCCGATTCCCTACAAAGAATCCCTGCCCCGAGGCTACGAAACGCTGAACGGATCGAACTTCATGGCTGCAGCGGAAGTGGAACGGAACTTCACCCCGCTGTATCCTGGCGATGCGGATGCGGAAGAATCCCACCAGGAAGCCCATGAAGCAGCCCTGGAAAACATGGTGGATCACGGGGTGTATCCCTCGGTGGCTGCAGCCCCGAAATCCGAACTGGCCAGGCATACGGATCGGATGGCCATCGATGGGTTCGATGGCGAACACTGGGGAACGATCACGGCAGCGAATTCGAAGGATCTGATGATGCGGGCTGGGAAATCCTACTACGATCACCCGTGGGATTTCATCGATGAAGTGCTGGAACTGGGGCTGAACAAGGGGATCAGCGTTCACAGTAACAAATCCCCGCCCACCATCCAGCCTGGCCGAACGCGCTGCTGGATCATCCACCCCCACGCATGTGGTGAAGATATGCCCGGCGTGGTGGGCTTCGCCTACCTAACCCGAACGATATACACCCGTGATCTGGATGGGAACGTTCCATCCTACGCTGAAGATTACGCTGCTGCTGATAAACTCGATGTGGTGGACATCGGGGAACCGGAAGCCAGGGAAGAAGATGAAGAACGGGACGGGGAAGATGTCGCTGAAGCCCACCGTGGGCTGGATGAATTCGATTTCTCGGAACCGGCAGCCGAACCCACTGTGGACATCGAAGGGGATGCAGAAATCGAGGATGTCACCACCCGAGGTGACGTGATCCCGCCCCAGCAGATCGAGGAACTGCAGAAAGCGGAACTGTCCGAACTGGCTGGCGAGAACTGGATCAGTGCTGATGATCCGCCTGCCGAACACGATGCGGTGGATGGCGATGGCGGGATTATCGGCCTGGTGCAGCAGGGTGGATCAATTCGGAAGGTGACTGCATCGAATAACTTCACCTGGGATTCCGAGGAAGGCCACGGCAGCAGCGTGGTAGGCCCCTACAGTGTGGAAGTTCGGAAGAAGAACGGTGATCGGATGATCCTGGTGGAAAAATGAACGCCGTTCAACTGGAAACGGTGCAGATCAGTGGCCACAGCGATGATATAATCACGCTGGAAGGCCAGATCCGGGGAGAACTGTATGCGAACTACGATGAACCCACCCTGGTGGTGCTGTCGGATGGAACCGTTCTGCAGATCGAGTATAACCAGGATGGGATCTGGAAGATCACCACCGAAGCAGTCGGCAGCGACAGTTCGATACGGATCACCCCCGCCGGGGAACAGCACGACTATTCAGATGTGGCCGATGTCGAAACGTCGGAACTCGTGCAGTGGGTGGCGAAAGTAAGCGAATTCCAACACACGAATGGTGATCACTGATGTCCGATGATGAACCCGAGGAACTGAACGATTTCCTGGGGGATGATGCACCCGGCAGCCTGGATGAAATCCATCTGGGCGCTGAAACCACCGAGGAACTGGGTTCGGCCACTGTATCGATCACTACCCGTGCAGGTGTTCATCAGGAAACGGTTCGAACTGAACAGTTCGATCAGATCCAGGTAATGGACATCGGTGGTTCGACTGTGGTGATCGGAAAGGAAGCCATCCGTGCTGAAGGGGTATCCCACCTGATACCCACACGACTGGTTCCCTGGGGACAGGTGCTGAACATCGATGTTCCGATGGATGATGGCAGGCTGGAAGAAGTGGATGGCGAACTGATCGGGGTAAACGGCTGATGGGACGGGATCTGGATGCAGCCGCCCCCGAGGAAGAACGTGAACGGCTATCCGATCAGGCATGGGCATATCAGCGTGAACGCCAGTTAAGGGATCTGGGAATCGATCCTGATGCAGTAGACACATGACACCGGAACTATCCGAACCCGAGGAAGAAGAACTGCAGATGAAGATCATCCTGGAAGCGGATTTCCTACAGGATGTGGTGGATGCGCTGGATGCGCTGGTTCAGGAAGCCACGTTCCAGTTCCTCCATGGCCTGCTACGGGTGTGGGTGATCGATCCGGCGAACGTGGCTGGCTGCTACATCGATATTCACCCCGATCAGCGGGATCAGATCCAGCACTACAGCACCGATCCCGATGGGTTCAGGATGGGGCTGAACCTCGGGAAACTCGATGATCTGCTGGGCTACGCCGATGCTGGTGATCTGCTACAGATCGAATTCGGCCAAAAGCACAACTGGTGCTTTAACATCACCATGCCGGGCGTGGATGTGGATCTGGGCGGAATCGCTTCAGATTCCATCCGGCAGGAACCCGATCACCCTGGCCTGGAAGATGAACTGCCTGCCTTCTACCGGATGGAAGGCAGCACCCTGAAGGATGCAGTGGATCTGAACGACATGTTCAGCGATCACGCCACCATCGTGGTGGAAGATCATCAGGTGAAGGTAGTAGCCTCGGGTGACACCGACAGTGGCACCTACAGCCTGGAAGAAGGTGAAGGGGAACTGGAATTCCTCGATGGAAAGCACCCAGATGGGCGTGTGGAATCCATGTTCAGCCTGGATTACCTGGCCGATCTGTCGAAGGTGCTGAAGGGCTACGATGAAGTGAAGATCCGATCCGGCCAGGATATGCCGGTGATGATCGAAACTGAACTGTTCGATTACATGCTGGCCCCCCGAATCGATTCCACGAAATAGGGGCCAGCCTGCAGTTCCGTATAGCGACATATGGTTTATTCACCGGATTTCCACCGGGTGCTGTGAACCAAATTCGCTGATAAATTTTCTTATCAGCGAATCTGGGGCCAGCGGCTGGTGGAACGGTGCTGTCTAACACCGGCAGTTAAGCGGAAACCCGGTGTTCGGCTGGCCACCGCATCTGGCTGGATCACACGATGTTCAGCGGCAAAGAAGAAGCACTGGAACACCGGGATGCGGTGTTCGAAACCTTCACCGAGGAATTCGGGACCGATCAGGTAGTGCAGATCAGCCCGATCCTCGATGGTGCGGAAGTGAAGGTGGCTGAACTGGATCCCGATGCGGTGCAGAAAGCGTTCGAAGAAGCAGGCTTCAACACCCAGATCAGGGAAGGCCCCGATGGTGACTGGTTCGAACTGAAGGTGTTACCATGACAGATGAATCTGAACTGGGGGATTTCGATCCCCAGAACGACAGCGGAACCGAGGAACAAACCAATGCAGATGCAGATAGCCTGCCCCACCCACCCCAGCCGGGCGAAGAACGGGAACTGGTGGGCAGTCGAACCCCTGGCCGTGGCGTTCCCGAACTGCGGGATACTCGATCAGCACATGATCGCCAGATCCGGGCGGGTGATCCCGTTCGTGATCTGTGGGGTGGTGCCTGGCTGATCGCTGTGAAGAAGAAGGCCGATACGGTGACTGAATACGATCAGCAGCAGCCGGAAACGAAACAGTCGCTGCTGTCGTATGAAGGCAGCATAGGCGTGGGGGCCACTGAAGATGATGCGGTGTGGGCGTGCTTCTACCTGAACCAGAATAACACGCTGGCCGGTGGGCGTTCAGGCCCCTACGATTTCCCGGAATCGAGGATCTGCCGATACGCCTACGAGGATACGGATGGCTACCCGAACGGTCGCTTTCAGGATCACATCCAGATGCAGGTTCTGGAACGGCTGGTTCGGCAGTTCCCGAACTTCCAGGCCCGTGAAGATGAAGCAGCCACGCTATTCGATGCGATCAGTTCAGCGTTCGGGGAAAAGAAATCACAGAAAGCGTTCGAACTGGCTGAAGCGGCCACTGGTGGTGATCACAGTGCCTGAAAGCACCATCAAATACTGGATGGTGGTGGATTACAAGAAAGAAAAGGTGCGTGCCAGGAAAACGAAACCGAGTCGTTCTGATCTGGGGACGAACGAAATGCTGGTTCGGGGTGAAGTGCAGGTGCATCAGCCTGAAATAGACATCCCCGAGGTAGCCACCGATCTTCAGGTTCCAGAATCCAGGGTTCGGCGTGCTTTGGCCGATGGCCTGGATGAAGCCGACATCCCCGACTGGTTCGATACCGTGGATGAAGTGTTCGATGAACACCCAGATATGGTGGAATCCGAGGCAGTGGATGCACTACTGGGGAAGGTGCTGCTGGCCGATCCTGGCAGCCCCGATCCGGCTGAAGTTCGCCAGGAAGTGCAGCAGCGGATCTACGAACGGGATCAGGTGAATCGCTGATGGTTTCCCAGATGGCGTTCCTGCTGTGGCTGGCGTTCCTGGGTGTGTTCATGCTGGGCATGTTCGTAGGGTTCGCCATGCAGCGAGTGGCCCACCAGGATGCTGAAGAACGATACAGGAACACCGAGGATCTAACCGACTGGGATGGTGATCAGTAATGCCTGATCCTGGGATCTACCTGGTGAACAGCACCGGGGAAACGGCTGCACTGGCCACTGAATCCGGGGAAGGTGATCGGAAACTGCTTCACGAAACCCTCGATGAAATGGGGATCGAACACCCCCGTAAGCCGTTCCAGTGCGACGTGTGCGATCATACCACCGAGGAACTGAAGCAAACCTGCCCCGAGTGTGGAATCGGCCAGATGCAGGAACTGGATGGTGATCAGTGATGGTAGTTCCCGTAAGCCTCGATCCTGGCCGAAGGGATCCCCGATCACCCTACTACGAACCCACTGATGCGGAACGTGAACGGGAACGTCGGCTGAAGGCAGAACAGAAAGCCGAAGAAGCCCGTGCCAGAAAAGCCCTGGAACAGCACCGGAAGAAGCAGATCCGGCTGGGCTTCCAGATGCTGTTCGGTGATCCACAGTGACAGTGAACCCACCCTTCAGCCTCGATGGCCTTCCCATCGAGGATCTGAACGTGGTACTGGCCGTGGATGTGGATGAACTTCGGACAGACTGCCCCTGCACTGATCGTATGGAACTACCAGCCCCGAAGCCGTGGGATACCGATCCCGACTGCCCGGATCACGTTCCCGAGGATCCCGACATCCGGGAACCCACCATCATCAGCGGCCACGACAAATGGGATCTGATGCAGTGTAAGACGTGTGGGGCGATCTGGTGGCGACATAACGTGCAGGCAGATTACGGGGATCCGAGGCTATGAACTGGGAACCCACCCTGTTCGTGCTTTTGTCCTACCTAATCCTGGTGGGCCTGCTGATCCTCGGGAACCACATCTGGCAGCGTGATGGCGGGGAAGTTCGGAAGCGGCTGAATCTGATGTGGCTGGCTGCCCAGGGGAAGGATTACCGGATCCCGGATTTCGATCCGGGGATGGTAAGCACCCAGTCGTGGGATCACCCAGCCGATGCTGATGATCCGATCACGGCCATCCTGGTGCGTTCATCCGAGGCAGAACGGCGATGGTATGCCCTTCACCACCTACTGGATCGGTGGGAAACGGAACTGAAGCACCAGATGGTGCTGCAGCCCGATGCGGAACGGGTAATCAGCCGCTTCCTGTTCGATCAATACCGGGAAGTCCAGCAGGAAGCAGCCGATCAGATCCACGCCAGGATCGAACTGAATCACTTCACCACCGAAAACGGCGTGAACCGGAAGTATCTGATCGAGGATCCGGCCACGGAATACCGGCAGCATGTTCGGATGGCCGAACGTGATCTTATTCGGTTCGAACCCACGCATGGCGGGGATCTTCCACCGCCAGTGCAGCAGCGTATCGAGAACTTCCCGAACGAACTGATGCGGGAAGTGGAACAGCGATCTGATACCCTGGAACCCAGGGTGTGACTCTACAGATGGAAAACGAAAACGACAGAATCAGCGGTGAACAGGGTAGTATCAAGCCGGAAGAAACGCTTACGGACATCGTTCGAACGGTGGCGTATAACCGTGAAGATGCGGATCAGGCCCCGATGCGGGCTGCAGCGAACGGTGCGCTGATCCGCTGGCTGAAGGAAATGGAAGCCAGCGACATCGAGGCAGATCAGCGCGTGCTGCAGTTCGCACTGGAACAGCACGGGTTCGACAGCGTGAACGAATTCGTGGATACGTTCTTCGATGCAGATGAACCCGTGATGGCAGCGGCCAGGAAGGATCTGGCCGAACTGGATCCCGAGGAACTGGAACTGGGCAGTGAAGCCACGTTCGAACTGCAGAACCCCGAGGAAGGTGATGGGGCGTGAACGTCGCTGATCACATCCAGATGCTACAGCAGCAGCGGGTAGCCCCACAACTGGTGGAAAAGGTGGCCGATGAAGAAGATCTGGATGCGCTGGCCGAAGTGTGCGCTGAACTGGAACCCGTCGTTCGGGAAGCCTGCCAGGAACGGGGACTTTCGAAGCACGCGGGGATGGCTGCTTGCTACATGGTGGTGAATCGGCTGTCGAACCCCGAGGCAGTGGGCCAGGGTGATCAAGATGGGGCGTGAAACGCTGGAAGTGGTGGGGTGCGATTACGTGAAAGACAGGCGCAAAGCCCCGTCCTTTAGGGCGGGGATACGCGCCGCC